CACCCTTAATTGCTTTCCGTGCTGAGTCAAGTTCCTTCTCAACCTCGGTTATAGACTTGGTAAATGAACTTACATCCGCACCAAGCCGAAATATAAAATCTTCATTCATTTAACCAATCTTTTGAATATTTCTCTATAATCTTCATCGGACATCCCTTTTACCTCATCTCCAGGCAACTCCCACAACGCTTCAGGTGATTTAGGTGAAGATTTCGGATCACCATGCAAACGAACCATCGTAAACATTAATAGCCTCGTCTGTCGGTAAGCATCAACCTTCTTCTCTTGATGTCCTTTGAGCATTAGTGAAAAATGCCGTGGTGACATCTTGTAAAACTCATTAGGCAGCAGCATCATTTCACCGAAGGCGTAGGCTTCGATTTCTTCGAAGGTGAAGTCTTTTTTTTTGCTTCAGGCTCGTTCACTTGCTTGATGAACTCATTCGTAGTCCATATCTCCAATGCGTTTCTTATCTCAATCATTGCCTCTTCACTACGCAAATTGGATTCAATATAGTCTACAAAATCGGAAAAAGTTAGTTCAGGCTCTACATCCTTTACAATGCAGTTATTCCAATAGCCAGAATAAAGAATATGAGCAATCCCGATTTCATTAAGTTCATCACCCTTATGAGTCTTGCCTTCGACAAGTTTTCCATCACCTAAGTACCGAAATGATGCCATGCCGAATTTAATGCCAGTCTTAGTGCCGTTTATAGTTATAGTGCAGTAGTTCATATTATGGAGTTACATCAAGAGTTCCTGAAGATTGGATAGTGCCTGAGAAGTTAATGAATTCTGTGGTAGACTGATTCAAAGTAAGATCAGTTATATACCCTGCGAATTGATGGTAATAAACTGTACCTACTGAAGAACCTGTAATAGTTGGGTTCTGAACCCTTACAGTTATAATAGTTTTGTTTACCATAGCAGTCAACAAATCCTCATATGATACTTGAGAAATAGTTGGAGTAGCCTCGCAGATAGCGTCAAAATCAACGGTCATTTGAGGCTCTGAAGGTGAAGTAAGAACTCCGCAATTGGTTTGCTCAACTGTTGCATCCATTGTTGTGTTAACTGATCCAGTACGCAGACATACAAGATTCTTGTATGATGATGCGCCTGTAACATCTATTTCGATGTTTTGTAATGAACCTAAGATTTGTGGCATTTTACTTTATTTTTGATTTACTAAATTACTAATTGTTATTATCTTTCTTGCTACAAAATTATCTCCGTCTTGTAGAGGTAAATATGTTGACGAAGTTCGTGCCGTTGGATATACTACAAAATCCGCATCACTAAACCCATCAACGGCAGTATCTGGAATTAATATATTTAATATTTGTGATGAAATATTATCAACCAGTGCGTTATCATAAACTCTGTATTGTTCGCTGAAAATGTCAATGACAACATCCACAAAGTTTCCGAAATACTGATTATTATTATTCGCTGATTCGGTAATGGATGAAATGACTACATAGTTTTTCGGAGTAGTCCGAAATGGGGTCTGTCCATAAACAGGAACATCTTGCCCATTGTAAGACAAGTTACCATTTAAGGCATTGACATAAATTACACGTATGTTATTTGATGCGTCTTTCATTTATATATTTTTAGCACCTCAATAACTCTTGTTTTGAATTTAGGCCAGTAAGCCAATATTGATGGGCGCATGAATGGTCTTGCAGGGATATTCACAGGTCTGACTCCTTTTCCTTTAAACTTTGATGCTAAATCCTGCCATTCAGGATATTCAGGAGCCTCATACAATGTACCAGTACCAAACTCATGATATGCAGCATATTTTGTTTGTGCAACAAGCTGATAACTCATAAATTGGTCTTTCTTTAGACTTATTGATGCTCTAAGTCTTCCAGTATCCACAGGAGCAAGATTCTTTGCACTTCTTGCCATATCCTCACCATGAGCAGCTAATTCCATATCAATCTCAATAGCAGCATCATTAACAAGTGTTTTATACTTTTTAAGTATGTTGTTAATTGCTCTATCTGAAACCTCTATGTTAAATCCTTTAGCCATTAAATTACTACTTGCCTATATTGGTGATAATTCAAACCTTCCCATGAAGGGTATTGAGAAACAGATTGTTTCGGGTCAGCATTCATCTTCTTGCCTCTGTTTTCATACATCCAAGAAACAAGAGTTAAAATATCATTTCTCAAATCATTGGGGAGTGTTCCATATCCTGCTTGGTATGTAACTGTGTACGTACCTGGGATGTACAACCACAACTTGCCCCCAATTACCTCATAGTCATCATTCGCAGTTAAAGCCTCATTGTCATTGATTCCCTCCTTCATTGTCACACTATTAACGCATACTAAAGGAGAATAAGGTAAATCAATTATCCAAACACGTGGATTATTACCAGTGCATTCAACATTGGCTTGAATCAACTTATTCGCAAATGACCTCCCTGTTAATTTCTCAAGATGTTGTCTTGCTGCTGAGATAAGATTGTCAATTAAAGTATCATCGGTGGTGTAGTCAATACGCATCCAATTCTTAGCATCAGTCCTGCTCACAGGCTCTGCTACGGCATCGGCTTGAATAACTACGCTATTTATGTATACCATTGTTGTACTTTTTCTTTGAACCAAGTGCTAAATTGGTTGAGTGCTTCTCTCGGATCATGTTCTCGGCTTCTTGTTTTTGCTTTTCTTGATGCTCCTTGATAGGCTTTTTCTTCATCAAGTTCAGTAATTCGTCTGACCCATTCCTTAACATCGGTTCTGTTTTTAATGTAAATACCTGCCTTACCGCAGTTTTCCTTTAAACCATCAGCCTCAGTACAAATTACAGGAATACCACTTGACATTGCCTCTGTTGCCGTTCTGCCCCAACTCTCATAATCCGATGGCATTAGTAAAATACGAGTCTGCTTGTAAGCATCAAGTATGTTAGGACTATTTTTAACATATGTCACATTTGGCAGATTTTCGGTTACTTGCTCATCATATGAACCAAGAACACCAAGAAACTGATTATGTAGCATCGCACGGGCAATATCTGCAAAGATCTTCCCTCCTTTGTTTTCGTTTAAGTTTATTAGTGTAATATAAGTATTCTTGGAAGTGTCAGTATTAGTATCGTAAAAACGATAGTCGCAAGGAGGGGTTAATACAAAATTAGGATATTTGTAATTCAATAGGTCTTTTAACCACAAAGAATTATAAATAATGTGCTGCTTATTTTCAGCATCAATAATTTCAGGGTACGGATGAGAATTATGTATTAAATGAAATACTGGCTTTCGATATAGTTTAGCGGTGTGAATTGTCCATCTTGTATAATCCAAATGGGTAAATACTACATCTGACCAACGCATTAAGCCATCAATGACATTTGCATTCGGAGGAAATATATCAATATCATCAAAAACGTAATTATTTGTTATTTTATAATGATTCGCTTGATGAAGTAATATTTTAATCTGATGCCCTTCAGATTGTAAGTGCTTTAGTATTCCATGCAACATATATTCAGCACCGCAATTATGTTGTGGTGGATATAAATGAATGGATGCAAGTATTTTCATATTTAATAGTTTACATAATACCCATAGTCCAAATTCCTAAATAGACATCGAACACCTTTATATCTTTCCAATACCAATTCGTGTGTCAAATCATCTTGGTGGTGCGTTTCATGTATGTTGCCATTTACTTCACCTTGTTTCATTTTATAGGGTACGGCAAACATATATTTACACTTAATGCCATTTAATACCTCTGTGGCTTCATCATAGGTCAAATGCTCTAAGATATCACCCATAATGACATAATCATATCCTTTGGTGTCAAAGTCCCTTATATCACCTATAAATACACTATCATAGATAAATTTTAAATTAAACTCTTCAACATATGGTCTGAAGATTTCAAGAGCATCAATTTCAAATTTACTATTTAGATTTTTACCATACTGACCAGACCCTGCACCTACATCCAAAATATACATTCCAACGGGGAAAGTAGATTTCATGTGGTGGTAAAACTCTTCTTTAAAATAATCGTATGAATATGGCATAAAAACAAAAATAGGGGAAGGCTTTTACACCTCCCCCGTATGAGAATGAAACAGGATTTAGATTGCTCCGTAAACTGCTGCGCTTGGTTGGAACTGAAGAAGTTCGCAACGAGCCTCACAACGGAAAGTGATGAGATTCTTGATAAAATCATCTTGGTCGAACTCAGTAGACCTTACTGCAAGACCAGATTGTTGAGCAATGGCAAACTTAGTTGTATCCATTACATACATTCTTGATGCAGTTACCAAGCTATGAGGTATAACAGGAACACCCGCAATACGTACATTACCATTTTGGTCTATTACCATTCCACCAGGTACTGAGTAGTCAGACGGCTTGGTTTTCAACAAACCTGCCCAACCTGCGTGTGTAATCAAAGCAAGATTAGCAGTCCAATTCGCTGCACCCAACTGAGCAAGGTAGTCGATGAACTTCTCAGCAGTGTTAGCACCAGAAGAAGAACCTGCGGTCGCAGATGATGCAATAGCATTTAGGTAATATGTGTCTTCAGCTTTCTGGAAGTCTTCAATCAAAGACTGCTGCAAGTAAGCTTGCAAGAAAGGCAGATCATCAATCATCTGACGAGATACCTTGGCGTAACCTGCGATGAATGACAATGCGGTGTTAACCACAGTTACATCATAATCAACTTGAGGCTTCGCAGAACCTTCTGTTTGCTTACCAAAAGAACCTTCACCTACTGGAGTGTTACCACGAGGGAAAGATACTGAACCAGTGCTAACAGGGATGATGTTGAACACACTGCGGAGGTGTGGGTTCACGAATGAACGCAGAGCAGGATTGTCAACATAAGATGTGTAAACAGAACCAGTTAGGTTGTTTGCAATGGTCATTGTGCCAACTGCTTTCAGGTCAAGGTCTGCGGAGAAACCCTTACCATTTGTACGTGCAGCATTTTTGATTTCGTTGTAACCTTTCTCAACTACATTAGCAATCTCGGCTTTGATAGCATTGATATGCTCTGCATAAGATGTTGCAACCTTGCTCTCAGTCTTTGCATTGATTTTACCCAATGCTGCTTTTGCTTCCAAGGCATCTTTACGAGCCTCTTCAAGAGATTGGTTATTCTTTACAAGTTGCTCATTGATTTGCTCAATGCGTGTTTCGAAGGCTTTTGCAGCCTTTTCGTTTTCTGCTGAAACGGCAGCTTTTTGCTCTGCTAGTTTGGATGCAAGAGCATCCTCAAATTTTTTTAATTCTTCCATTGTTAAATGTTTTTTATAATGTTTATAAATGAGTCCACTGGCACTTTTATCTCTTTTCCCTGCTCTGGCTCTTCTTCAGTAACCATCGTGGTACTCATTTTTTCAACCGCCTGTGCGAGTTGTCTGACTTTAATTAGACATAGTTCAATCGTTTCATCAGTGACATCACTATCACGGATAAACTTCTCAAAATTACGAATTTGATTTTTATATTCAGCTAAATCATTTATTGACTTCATATTCACAATTGGTGTAGCCTCATTTGCACCCCATGCAGTTAATGAAGAACCTTCGAAAAGCATGACTTCATGTATCTCGTTTGCTTCAGCGTTCTTTTGCTCACGCAGAATACGGAATCCGATTGAATGCTCTTTTATGAGGTCTGATTCCACCATCTTTATAAAGTCCTGACCAAGTTTGTGACTACCTATCTTTGAACGATAGTACAACCCGTAGCCGTCTTCTTTTAATTCAATGATTTTACCAAGTGGCTTTGACGGATCATGGTTCATAAGATGTTTTACTCTTCCCTTAGCCTCTGGCCCCCAGTCTTGGATGGAACGCTTGAATGCTCCTGGCATCATGATGTCACCATCGGAATCTACATTTCCAAATGCGGAGAAATACCCTGTAACTATACCTTGTTTTGCATCAACATCTTTGATATCAATGCTCTGATGTTTATAATTGTATATCATACTTTTTTTATTATTGTGGTTTTCTTCATGATTTTCATCCTCCTCAGCCAAATAAGCAACATATGCTCTTTCTGCTGATGCTCTTGAGGTGAATACGCAT